ACTCTCAAACCAATTCTTCTTCCATCGCCTCATGATCGACCAGCAGCGCATTTTATCTCTCGCCATGGACCATGCTTCAGGCGAGAAGAAAGCAGAGCTTGATAAGCTCAAGGAAGAACTAGCAGCAACAGAGCTTTGTCACGACAAAGCCACTGCGGCAGCATTTGGTTACCTCCTGGCAAAGCAAGAAGAAAGAGAGGATCAGGAAGCCGATGCAAGCATCGACTACCAAATAGCAGGAGTGCTTTTTGAAGAAGCAGATGTTCCTAAGGCCACTTTTCGCATTCTTTCCCTCATCTATCTGTGGCTTCACAAAGAATTCATGAAGCACGGATTGGTCAATAGCGGTTACACGCAATACATGCTGAGAGAAGCCTTCAGACCCTTCGTCAAACCAAGCCTGCTTAAGGAGGTAAAGCCTTCGTAGCATTCCCTACTGCTTATTTCCCTCCATTGCCCCTAGTCTTAGTAAAAGACAGGGGCTTTACCATGGGCATGTTCAACTTTGACGATCTGCCAGCACCGTTTATGGTTGGCTTGATCAAGATATGGCCTTGCGCAAGCCGCCCTGGCTTCCAATGGTTCTGCGCGTATGAAGGGCGCCCTTATTATTTCAGAAGCCGCTCGGAGGCTGTTCTGTTCGCCAAGGACAAGCAGGCAATGGAAGACCCAGAAGGGCTGTGTGACTAATGAGCGAAGAGGAAATTAAAGCCTTTGTCCATCGCTCCATTCGTGACCATGAAATCCGCGTGGCATTGTGGAGCGGCTTGCTTGGTGCAATCATCATGGCTGGCACTTGGCACGCCATTTTGCTTTGCCGAGGGTGATATATTGATTGGCAGTTGTCATTGCGCAAGTGCTTCATCGTCTCCGCGCCCAAAGCAGGAAAAGACCTTTCACTCGGAGGCTTAGAATTCTGGTCACCTCTCCTGTTTGGTTGTCGATTGCAGCAGTTGTTGGGGCTATTTATGCTGCCAAGACGTTTGCCGAAGAGTTTGCAGAGATTTGGGATCAAGCCGCAAAAGTCTGGAAAGATAATAACGTTTACTAAAGTTAAGCTAAGGCAACTTTGGCACCCTTGATACGCGGTGAGACTCCGTTACATCAGTTAAGAATGCTCTCGACGCCAGCAGTCTGGGCTAGCATGGCTTCGTTGATTCCCGGCTCCCGCAAGGGGGCCTTCGTTGTCTTATGAAGCTCAAGGAAAAAGCAAAGCGCGAAAAGATTGCTCGAACTGGCAGAGTGCAAGATTGGCTGGACTCTCCTGAAGGGCGGCTTGCGGTGAGTTGCACTACGTTCGTCGTAGAAGATTCAATGGAAGGGCCTGATGGCATTGAAGCTTCCTGGCGGTTTGTTTCTCATGCCCTTCGCAACGCTGCTGGTGCCGCTGTCAACCTGTCAAAGCTTCGCCCTGAAGGAGAGGCCAATGGGAAAGGACTGGTAGCAAGTGGGCCCGTGAGCTTTGCTGGTATCTACAGCAAACTGAATGAAGTGTTGCGTCGTGGCGGTGTTTTCAAAAATGGCGCGGTTACCCTGCATTTGGACTACGACCATCCTGATGCAATCAAATTTATCAAAGCGTCTAGACAAGCTCTTCCATGGGTGAAGCGCTCTATCACTGTTGACGACGATTTCCTAGAAAAGGCTTCCGACGAGCTAATTGATGCTTTGCTTAAAGGAATTTCCTCTGGCGATATATGGCTCACTAAAAAGCGTTTTGACAATAAAGGCGAGCGTATTTGGCCTAACGTTTGCGAGGAAATCTGGCTTAAACATAGGGGTACCTGCTTGCTCCAGCATGTCAATCTCGGCGCTTGTTCTATTGATGATCTTGAAGGCGCTTTTACCGAGGGCATGGAGCAGCTCTGCGCCTTGCATCCCAATACTGGCGTGGGTGACACTGGCGAATACCTGCCTCCCTCCATTGATAAGCAGGTGGGTCTTGGCATTCTTGGTCTGGCAAACTTCTTGGCTATTCACGGCATCTCCTATCGGGATTTCGGGGAAGCATTGGAAAGCTACACACTTGGTACTGAGCAATGGGATTATTGGTACGAGACAAAAGCTGGTGACGCAGTAGCGGCCCTTGATTCAGCCATTGAAGAAGCGGCGGAAGTGGCGCGCTTTCATGGCATGGAACGCGCTTTCTGCATTGCTCCTACCGCCTCCTGCTCCTATCGCTACCTCGATTCCAAAGGCTTCACCACTGCCCCTGAAATCGCCCCTCCCATTGGCCGTCTCGTTGATCGTGACTCTGGCACCTTCGGCGTGGAGAGTTTTGACTATGGCGATGTGGAGATTGCTGCAGAAGTGGGCTGGGAGACTTTTTTCAAAGTGGCTAATGGCATTGTCAAGCTGTTTCAGAGCAGTGGCTTATTCCATGGCTATTCGATGAATTCTTGGAGCGACGTGGTTATTTATGACCGAGACTTCCTCAAGACTTGGCTAGAATCTCCTCAGACAAGCCTCTACTATTCGCTGCAAGTCCTTCCAGACGTTCAGCGGAAAGATGATGCTTACGCTGCCCTAGACGATGACTTCAAGACTATGTTTGGTCTCGATGACAACGAGGCCGAGGGGACTGCTGTCTCTTGCGACATGAGCGCCGGATTCTGCAGTTCATGTGCTGAGTGATTTCCCCCTCCATCGCTTCTTTCCCCTGGGCCGAACTTTCGGCCCTTTGTTTTCTCTCCTTTTGTTGTATTGCTTTATTGAACGATGACCACCATTGAACGCAGTCCCTATCTGTCGATGATCTCCAAGAAGCGCCCTTGGCAGGCCACACAAGTGGACAATGGCCCCGTCAAGCAGGGAGCCGAGGAAACCCTTTACAAATGCCTCGCGCTGCGTCACATCGAGCTTCCAGTCAAGGATTTGCTGCAGCAAGGGCTTGAGCGTGATCTTCCCTCTACTCCTGGCGTGATCGAAGCCCTGCATTCCAATCAAAAGGACGAATTGCGCCACGACGAGGCTTTGAACTACGTGGCAGCTTCTTATGGCGTAGACGAGAAAGCTGAGCGCGAAGTGATGAGCATTCTCAATGCGTGGATAAACCACCCTGCCCATCCCATCCACAAGGTGTCAATCATTGAACGTTCCATCTTTTTTGTCGCGCTGCCATTTTTCCGCTTCAATGGCAATATGGGAATGCGCACCGTCTCAGCCGACATTAGCAGAGATGAGCAGGTTCACTGCGGGGTGCATGGGCTTGTGGCTAAAGAACTGAACGAAAAGGATTCTGAAAGCCTAAACAAGCTTCGCGCTGCCACTGCTGCTTGGCTTTTTGAGAAGCTCGGCAAGCATGAGGACAAGTGGCTGGATAAGGATGCTTGGATGCGCCGATCCGAACGACTGTTTTGGGAAGGAAAGGCCCCAGACATGGCCGAAACCCGCCGCGCACGGGCAATTTCGTTCTTCGAGGCCGCGAACACTTCACTGCCTTCTTACGGTAGGTAGAAATACTTACTCTGCGTCAACAGGGGCTTTGTGCTATAGTTCTTGACGACGGGGGGTAGCGATCATTGCTTTCTCCCGTCCCACCACCACTGCTGCTCTGTCGGCAGTGTGCAGCCAGTTCCGCTCTGGCTTGCGCCTCAAGTCCTGCTTGCAGGCCAGAAGGGTTGATCGCCTTCTGCAGCGCCCCTAAGCCTCTCAACGATGCTCAAACCTGGGGCCTTTGGGAGAAGGGGCAGGCTCTCACTCGCGGTTCGATGCCGCGATCTCCCTTTTGCTACATTGCAAACTCGCTTTTTCCGCATTGACGCCTCTGGTATAGTGAGAGGCGAAGCGGCTCTGCCATGCAAAAGTCTGATATTGTCAACCTCGTCGCTGCTCGCACCGAAATGCGCCGAACGGACATTTCAATGGTGCTGGACACCGCTCTTGAACTAATCATCAGGGAAGTGGCTAATGGCAAGAGGGTGTCGTTCCTAGGTTTCGGCTCGTTTGAAGCTCGTAGTCGTGCAGCTAGGCGAGGCCCCAATCCTTACAACGGCGAAATGTACGAGACGCCCCCTAAGAAAGTGCCGTTCTTCTTTGCCAGCAAGGGGTTCAAGCAGGCGGTCTGGAGCGACGAAGAATGAGCGCTTTTGTCACTTCAGACATTCACATAGATCACGCAAAAATTCTTTCCTTTATCACGCCTGATGGCGCCCCATTGCGCCCTTATTCCTGCCTGGAAGAAATGCAGCAGGACTTGGAAGAGCGATGGAACCAGAAAGTGCATAAGCGAGACACGGTGTACTGTTTGGGTGACATTGCCTTTTCCAACACCGGCCTGCGCATGATGGACAGGTTTAATGGCCGCAAGATCCTTATTGCTGGCAACCACGACCGCCTCGATGCCAAGCTCTATCTTCAATACTTTGCCGACGTGCGTGGCGCCTACTTTCGTGATGGTCTGATCTTCACCCACGTTCCCGTCCATCCATCGTGCCTTTCAGGGCATTACAGAGGCAACGTACATGGCCATCTCCATTGGTACGAAATTCACGATGGAGAAGGCGTGCAAGATAAACGTTTCTTTAACGCTTGCCTAGAACGAAATGACTTCTCTCCAGTGCCTTTAGAGTGCATTAAAGACTTCTTCAAAGACAGTGGAGAATCCACGGCGCACGTTTGATACGGAGGTTCGCTGCTGCTGGAATGCGCCCATCCATCACATGCTCAAGGCCATTGACAACCACACGGCCTTGTACTTACAAACGGGACTTCCGTGGCATGAAGAGAAAGCAGCAATGCTCAGAGGCTACGTGCATGAATTAAAGGCCTTTATTCATGCACAAGAGAAACTGCTGCAAGAAAAATAGTTTACAGCAAAAGGGCGTCGTTCACGACTTTTAAGGCAGGGTCGGCCCTGTCCCCTTTTGCTTCATCTTCCGACTAAAGTGCGGAATCCCTAGTGGAAGCCAGCGCCAAAGGCAGCATGGCTTTTAGCCGTTGGCCAACGGGCTCCTGCAGGAAGCCCCAAAATCTTAGCAAGCCCTGGCTCAGTGGGCAATGTTTACACGTCGTAGATACGCTCAGCTTGACACCACGAAACCAGTGTGCAACACTGACTCATTCCTCGATCCACACATGGCAGACTTGCGCCCTACAGTCGAAAGACTGATCGTGTCAATTGAACTACTGATCAAGCATCTGCAAAAAAGAGACGAAATCGCAGGTATTGAAATTGGCGATTATCTTCCCACTCGCGCAGTGGTACAAGTTGCCAAAACCAAGCTGGCTCAATATGAACTGTCAATCCCCACTAGAGATGAACTGGCAGAGTTGGTCTATGAAGAATCAATGAGAGGATTAGCGCGAGAAAGTTTTTACCCTACATGGGATGAGCTGCAAGATTCTCTTTGCACGCAAGTTGCTTACATAACAGCGGGCAAGATTTTGGCGCGATTTGGTTTTAGAGATCAACAGTCGTAGATGCGCTCTGCCTGGCACGAGCACCGTTCACAGCTCTTCTCGCCAGTAATGTCGTCTAACAGGCTGCAAAGCCGCTTAATCGCCAACTCTGTCTCTTTTCCACTGGCACCAAAGTATGCCGAAGCCGTTGCAACTGCGCCAGCCGCATCAATGATCGTTTCGCGCTCTTGACGGTTCACGGCTTCAGTGCTTTTGCCCAAGCTTAGCACTCATCTTGCCTTTCCATTGCCTCTTTTTGTTCAAGCTGTAACGCACGCTCTAGCTTCTGCAGCCTAGGCAATAGCGATGGACGGTAAAAATGGTCAGCGGCAAGAAGCTGCAAAGCCGTTTGCTTGTCAGTATTAAGCAGAGCAGTTAGAAAGGAGACTTCCTTGAGGGAGAGGCTGATTTTCATTGTTGGCAGAGTTTCACGAAATTGTGAATTTTGCAAATTGTTGAAAATCTAGCAAGGCGGAATGAAAGAGTCACCTGATAAGCGAGTTCAACCAATCTACGTCCGAATCCTTGGATGCTTCAAGCACTGCTCCTGCAAGGGCAAAGGCATAATCGTCAACGCCAACTTCCTTGCCACCAGTTACGCTCCATTGGCCACTATTCCTGTAAACCACTCCGAGATTCTTGAGCTGCCAGATGGCTTTTTTATGAGGATATAGCTCTACAAGACCAGCATTGAACAATTCTTTTAGCTTGCTGAAGGCTTTCATTTTTGTACTTACCGACCAAGTAAGCTCTGAAATTGGATAATCTTTGGACAATGATTGAATCAATGCCGAACTATTAAACTGGTCCAGCGTTATGCTGCTAAAGTCATAAATGCGATGGTGCTCTTTAATCCATTCCTCTACGTGCGCAATATTTACTTCTTTTTTGCCGCCAATCTCAAAGTCCGCATCGAACGCATGAAATTTATCAAGAACCAATCGTTGGCCTTCGTAATGGACAATGCAGGCTGTGTAGTCATCCCTTCCTACACCACCACGAGCGGGGTCAAGGGCAAGCACATAAGTCCCTTTGTATTCGTTCTTGGGAGGCAAAATGGCTCTATCCTTATTGACTGCCACGTCCACAATTTCTGGAGCCAAAAGCACTGAGTTGTTAGCCCTAAACTGAGCGCCAAACTCTACATAAAAAGTCTCTTCATCTTTCTTGCGAGCATTCTCCAAAAAGTCGCAACCCCATGGAAGGTGCGGGTTGATTTCCCACGTAGGAATTTGCAGGGCCTGCATACCTGGAAACTCACCGCTTTGCGCTTGCTTAAAGTGATCGTGAAATAAACCTGACGTCAAATAAGGTGATGATAGTTCAATAATTTTTCCGTGTTTACCAAACTGAGCAATAGACGGAGCTAGCGCGGTATACATGGCTTCCGCGCCCCTATTTGCGTCACCCTCAATAGAAAACGCGAGTTCATCTTGTAGAATTGCCACTACAGCTTTACCACGAGATGCGCGAGCCGATGCAGGAATAGCCTGGAAGACACAGTTATTTTTAATCTCAATTTCCAGGCTGGTTTCCCTTGCAATTTCCTGCTCAAAGGGACTGTTGATAATTAGCTGCCGGATGTTGTCAAGCGCAATCTTAGACTGCCCGAGATCGTTGGCCACGGCAATAATATACCACTTTTCGCCTTTTCGTACTCTCTTGATAAAATATTCATCAAGAACAAAACACATATAGCAAGCAGCAATGGCCGACATAAAAGTCTTACCACTTCTCCTGCCGAGAGCCCAAATTGCATGGTTTATATTGCTTTCAAATAGATTGTCAAGAATTTCTTTTTGCTTATCCCAAAGCTCCACGCCAAGGGCATGCTGTGCAAAGTCACTACAGCGAAGAGTCATTTCAGACTTTCCATTGAACGAAGAAACGATTGTCCCACGAAGTAGGCGGGGCGCCCACGAGCAGGGTCAGCCCAAAACTTGTCCTGCATGGCCTCTTCTCCGTAGCACCAACCATGCAGCAGGGTCGTCTGATCCTGAATAGTAACAAGCACAAAACGCTGACTAGGATTTTCGTTTCTTTGCACTATCAAATCGTACGAGTGACGGGAGCGGGTTTTTATATCCATTCCTGGCAGATCATCTGAGCCGCGACGTGCTTCTTTCTCTTGGTATAGGTGTTCTTTCATTCCCAGAAAACTAGCAACGGCCATCTCGCCCGCAGCGCCCAGCAAATGCACTTGCAGTGCCTTATCTCCGAACCGTGGCCCTCTATTCCGTCCACGCAACCCTTTCGCCTCATTCACGGATTGCCTTCTCATTCCTTCTTCCATCGCCAAACGCCGCTCCTCAGGCGTAAAGGTGAATTCAATGGGCGTGGGGGCCATAAGCAAAAGACTTTCCGCGCCATGTTAGCCACGAGTAGAATAAAAAGAAGACCATAGTGGGGACAATGGCGGAAGACTTTGTGGATTTGGGGCATTCCAGCGGGGGAGAGTTGCGCCTAGATGGGCTAGCCAATGCACTAACAGGATTTGGTACTGGCCGTGATAAGAGCACCTACACCAAAACTCAGCCCATCGTTTTCCTCACGCAAGAAGAGCTAGAGGGGCTCTACGGCATGTGGATCCCTAAGAGAGTGGTAGACATTGTTGCAGAGCAGTCCACACGCAAGGGGTTCAAGGTGCTGTTTGGAGGCGAAGGCGCGGCTGCAGAGGAAGTAGTGGGTATTGAGCAGGCCATCGAGGATCTTTACATCCTTGAGAACTTCATGCTTGCCAGTAAAAACGCTCGCTTATACGGTGGTGCTTGCATTCTTCTCTACATTGACGACGGGCGCTCAGCAGACCAGCCCGTAGATAAGCGCAACATTCGCGCCATCGAAGGAATGGAGGTGCTCGATCGTTGGCAAATTGCCCCAGTAATTAACGAGGAAAATCTATACGACTATTCCAAAGCGACATCCTACCAAATTATCTCTGGCGATCTAATTGCTCAACCCCAGCTTACATATATTCACAAGGACAGGATTTTGCGCTTCGATGGCGAATGGCTGCCTTATCGCATCAGGCAAAGGAATTATGGATGGGGCATGAGTACGCTTCAGTCCATTTATGACAGCTTCCGTCATTACTGGGCCGGCCTCAA